ATCTCCGGGGGCGTCGGTGTTGCGCCCTCGTGGGGCAAGATCGACCTGACGACGCATGTGAGCGGCGTCCTGCCCATTGCCAATGGCGGCACCAATCTGTCCACGACCCCGACTGACGGCCAGCTCCTGATCGGCAGCACCGCAGGGGCGGGCTATACGCTCGCCGCGCTGACACAGGGCACCAACATCGCCATCACCAATGGCGCTGGGTCGATCAGCATCGCTACTTCTGGATCGCCCTCCTTCGCCACTTCCGTGACGACGCCGATTGTTTACGGCGGAACGGCTGCCTCGTCTTCCTTGACGCTGCAATCCACTTCCGGCGTCGGCACCAGCGACAGCATCCTCTTCAAGGTTGGCAACGCTGGCGCTACGACCGCGATGACGATCAATACGTCCGGCAACGTGGGGATTGGAACTGGTTCGCCTAGCAGCAAATTAGAAGTCTTAAATGCTGGAGACTCTATTGTCACAATCACTGGGAATACCGCTTCAGGAAATGTTGCAGCGGTAGATTTTAAGCGAACTGGTGGCACAGTTAACGCGTCTATCCGCAGCCAATCTGTTGGAAGCAATGACGCTGGCGAAATTTTCTTTCAGACTAGGCCAAATGCAGGGTCTCTTACCGAACGTATGCGCATCGACTCCAGCGGCAACGTGGGGATTGGGGTTACTCCGCAAGCTTGGGTTTCTGGAACATATAAGGGCCTAGAAGTCAGCATTGGAAATGCGGCCAGCGTAAACATTGTTGGCGGCGATGCTTCAATTGCGTCTAATGCTTGGATCAGCGCCATAGGCACAAGCAAATATCTGTATAGCAGTGTCGGCGCTTCTAAGTATCAATTCTACAACGGGACGCATATTTGGTCTTACGCTGCTTCTGGAACAGCAGGAGGCACAATCTCTTGGTCAGAAGCAATGCGCATCGACGCCAGCGGCAGTTTGTTGGTGGGGGCAACGACACAAGCTTTTGCTGAAAAGTTTCAAGTTTACGGAAATTACTCTGTATTCAATAACGCTTCTTACACAGGCTTTATTGGGCAAGGTTCTTCTCTTGGAACTGCAACAGCTTCTGACTTTGCTATTCGCTCTTCAAATGCGCTTGCGTTTTTAAGTGGCGGCGCAACAGAACGTATGCGCATCGACGCCAGCGGCAACGTCAACATTGGCTCCAGCGCACCTGTGAACCCCGCATCGCTGTCAATCCTCAAGCAGACCACGGCGCTGTCAGGCACTACTAATAGCTTCGGAATTTACCTCTACCCGACATCCAGCGGCCTCTGCTACATTGACGCCATAACAAGCACTTCAGGAAATTCGTCCCTTGCCCTGCGCACCTATAATAACGGGACATATAGCCTCGTTAATATTGACTCAACCGGCAACCTCAACATCGCCACTTCAGGCGTGTCGGCGAAGCTCTACGTCAACGGCAACTCGGCCAGCAACATCTACGCCCTCACGGACGGCACGACTATTACGCCAGACTTCAGCACCGGCAACAACTTCTCGGTGACGCTGGGTGGCAACCGGACGCTCGCCAATCCGACGAACATGACTGTCGGCCAGTCCGGCATCATCTACGTCACGCAGGACGGCACGGGTAGCAGGACGCTCGCCTACGGCGCCTACTGGAAATTCCCCGGCGGCACCGCGCCGACCTTGACAACGACCGCCAGCGCGACTGATGCTCTCGTCTACACGGTGCGCACCTCGACGAGCATCACCGTCACCGCCATTCTGAACATCGGGTAACCCATGACCCTCCCGAACCAAGTCACGCCGCTCCTGCAAGCCTCCGGCGGTTATAACATCAACAACTCGCTGCGCTTTCGCTCGTCTGCAAGTGCTTACTTGAGTCGGACGTTTTTGAGTGGTGGCAGTCAATCAACTTGGACTTGGAGTGGCTGGGTAAAGCGTGGCGCGCTTGGCGCAACTCAAGTGCTTTTTGGCGCTTATTATCAGACGGGATACTATGAAGAAATTTATTTTGACTCTTCAGACAGGCTTGGGTTTTACAATATTTGGGGAACTGACAGCCAAAATATCGTAACGACTCAAGTCTTCCGTGACCCGTCCTCATGGTATCATATTGTTATTGCGATTAACCTTACGCAGGCTTCATACACAAATGGCGTAAAAATGTACGTTAATGGGGTCCAAATAACCTCATTCGTTACAACTGTATACACAAACTCCTTCAACGCTGGAGCGGTAGGCGGCGCCTACGCGCATTACATTGGAAAGGACGCTGCCTCGTCAACCAACTATCTTGACGCTTACCTTGCCGAAGTAAACGTCATCAATGCCCAGCAACTCACGCCCTCCAGCTTCGGCGCGTACAGCACCAATGGCGTCTGGCAACCCGCCCGCTACACCGGCAGCTATGGCACCAACGGCTTCTATCTGCCATTTAGCAGCACTTCCAGCGCCGAGACGCTCGCCTACGACTACTCCAATACCAACCCGGAATTGGTGTCGAACGGCATGTTCGTCAGCAACGTCACTGGGTGGACTGCGACGGGCGCTGGTAGCCCTTCGGTCACTTGGCTGTCCACTCATAACATCCGCGTTGCAAACTCTACCAACAACCTCGTTAGTGCTTATACGGCCATTACTACGGTCGTTGGGCAGACGTACTATGCGCAGGCATATCTTACGGCGGCGAGCATAGGCGGAACAGCTAGGACAATATCTCTCATCAAAGCGGATCCCGCCGCCTATAACGGAACGAATGCCGTCACTCTTGCTTCGACAACGCAGGCCGGTGCGCCGACCGGCTTGCAGGGCACGTTTGTCGCGACTGCGACGACCACTTATATCGTCCTCTTTGTTGATGTTGTCGGCACCGGCACCACTGGCGCGGACTTTACGCAAGTGTCCGTCGCGCTTGGCGGGTACAAAAAGAACTGGAATCCTTTCAATATCAGCACCACCGCTGGCACGACCTACGACCCCATGCTGGACTCGCCGACGCTGACCAGCGCGACGGTGGCGAATTATGCGGTTCTGAACCCCATTGCGCCCACATCGGCAGGTACTGTTTCTGCCGCAAATTTGGTTCTTTCTGGAACAGCATCGACCGGGCAAAGACCCGCCACAATGGGTTTTTCCTCTGGAAAGTTTTACTGGGAAATCACTTCTAACTGGGACTCAACTCAAGGGTCAACGCAGATTGGTATATCAAAAGACACCGTAGCTTTAACTACATACCCCGGCCAATCCGCCGACTCCTATAGCATTTATATTGGCGGAAGCACGACAATATACACTTACAACAACGCGACAGCTACTGCGCGGGGAACAACTCCTACGTCTCCTGTTGTGCTGCAAGTTGCGGTTGACCTGACTAATAGCAAGGTCTGGTTTGGAATTAACAACACATGGGTCACTGGCAACCCCTCGACCGGCACATCGGCGACTTACACAATCACAAATGCGGGGACTTATCTCCCGTGCTTCAGGACTTCTGGCGGCACCAATACAACAACACAATACGTTAATTTTGGGCAGCAAGGTTTCGTGTACACACCGCCCACCGGCTTCGTCGCGCTGAATGCCTACAACCTCCCGACGCCCACCATCGCCAATGGCGCGACGGTCATGGCGGCGACGACGTATACGGGCAATGGCTCAACGCAGAGCATCCTCAACAGCAATAATACGACGACTTCCGTGTCGTTCCAGCCCGATCTGGTTTGGTTGAAGGCTCGCAATTCAGCGACCAGCAATTATCTTTTCGACGCAGTTCGTGGCGTGTCCAATTATTTGATTTCTGACTCAACCGCCGCAGAGGCCACCGCCGGAAACACGCTAACCGCATTTAATTCGAATGGGTTTTCGCTCAGTTCAAGTGCGGGTGTTAACTTCAACACCAACACTTACATTGCTTGGCAGTGGAAAGCAGGTGGTTCAACGTCCACCAACACCAGCGGAACCATCACCAGCACCGTGTCCGTGAACGCGACGGCTGGGTTTAGTGTGGTGACGTGGACTGGAACTGGAGCCTCCGGGGCGAGTGTTGGGCATGGACTTTCGACGCTCCCTCAATTCGTTATCATCAAGAAACGTAATGTCGCTGAAAATTGGTACGTCGCCGCCTATGCCACGCAGGGCTTAAATTATGCCTATCACTTGTTTTTAAACACTACCGGCGCTCTTTCCGCGAGCAATGACCCGTACTTGCTTAGCGGCCAATCATCGTTGACATCTTCCACACTGGCTCTTGCTGACGGCACATCAAACAATGGCGGCAATCAGAACGGGACTACTTATGTCGCTTATTGCTGGACGCCGATAAGTGGCTACTCCGCATTTGGCAGCTACACCGGCAATGGCAGCACTGACGGGCCGTTCATCTACACGGGCTTTAGGCCGCGCTGGGTGATGGTAAAAGGAACGGCAATAACAAGTTGGTATGTTTGGGACTCGTCTCGCGCTACATACAATGTCATGAATGAAACTTTGTACCCAAATCTTTCAAACGCAGAAAGTGGTTCCGGTGGAATTATTGATTTTCTTTCCAACGGGTTCAAACTGCGCACAACAGCCTCTGATCTTAATAGCTCGGGGGCTACGCAAATCTACGCCGCCTTCGCTGAAAATCCGTTCAAATACGCTCTAGCACGGTGATGACCATGTTCATGCTCAACGGCCAACCGCTCCCGCTCGACACGCCCTTCACGGCGGGCGACATTCAGTACCCGGCCAACTGGTTGCGGCTCACCTCTCTTGAGGAGAAGCTCGCCATCGGCATCACCGAAGTTGACGAGGCGCAGACTTGGTACGACGACCGTTTCTACTGGGGGCCGGGCAATCCAAAGGATCTCGACACGCTCAAGGCGAACTGGACCACCAACGTCAATCAGATCGCCTACACGCTCCTCGCCCCGTCCGACTGGATGGTGACGCGCAAGATCGAGACAGGCGCCGACATCCCCGCCGACTGGTCTGCGTACCGCGATCAGGTCCGCATTGACTGCGGCCTGAACAAGGATCTAATTACGCAGGCGACTGACGTCGAGGCTCTCGTGTCAGTCGTCACGGGCCTGAAGTGGCCCACAGATCCAAACTTCAGAGGGGTGTAAAATGGAACAGATCAGCGTGTCGATTACCTTGACTGTGGCGCAGTGGAATATCGTGATGACTGCGCTCGGGCAGCGCCCGTTCGCCGAGGTCGCCGACATCATCGCCAACATCAAGGCGCAGGCGGACGAGCAACTGGCCCCCAAGGCCGCTGACGAGCCCGTGCAGGCCGAATAAGGAGTGGCGGCGCTATGGACCAGTCAACCATCAACTTGGCCCTTAGCGCCGCTCTCGCCGTCGCCGGTTGGTTTGGCCGCCAGCTCTGGGAAGCCGTCCAAAAGCTGAAGGAAGACCTTCACCGCATTGAGGCCGATCTGCCCAAGTCCTACGTCCTCAAAGACGACATGGACAAGCGCATGGACCACATTGAGGACATGTTCAAGCGGATCTATGACAAGCTGGACGCGAAACAAGATAAATAGGGCGCTCCCATGAAAATGAGCCAAGGCGGCATCGACGCCCTCCTCAAGCCATTCGAAGGCTGCAAATTGTCGAGCTACCGTTGCCCGGCGAATGTGCTCACGATTGGCTACGGACACACGTCTGCGGCTGGCGCCCCCGAAGTCACCGAGGGCATGCGGATCACGCAGGGGCAGGCCAACACAATTCTCGCCTCAGACCTCATTAAATTTGAACAGGCCGTGTCCGCGCTCCTGAAGCAGCCGGTCACTCAGAACCAGTTCGATGTCCTTGTGGACTTTGCCTACAATGCTGGCGTCGGCGCGCTGCAATCTTCGACCCTCCTCAAGAAGGTCAACGCCGCGCAGTTCGATGACGTTCCGGCGGAATTGATGAAGTGGACCAAGGGTGGCCCCGAGAAAAAATCGCTCCCCGGCTTGGTCCGCCGCCGCCAAGCCGAGGGCGCGTGGTGGATTGCAGATGCTCCGAAGGATGAACAAGAACAACGCGCCAGTCCCGATCCTGTTCCTGCTCGAACAATGGCAGAGAGCAAGCAGGGTAATGCGGCGCTGGTCACGGCTGGCCTCGGGGGGCTTGGGGCGGCTAAGGAGGTGGTCGCGCAGGCGCAGGACGCGGCTGACGTGGCAACTCAATTCGCTACTCTTCTCCGCAATCCAAACTTCCTCATCATGGCCACAATCATTTGCCTCGGCGCTGCGATCTGGTATTGGCGCAGCAAGAACATGGAGAGGGACGGTGTTTAGTTTTCTCTTCACGCCCGTGGGTCGGTACGCCGCTCTGGCCGTTCTCGTGTTCGCCCTGATCGGCTTTGGCATTCACAAAATCAAACAGGACGCGGTGGCCGAACTTGAGGCCGCCGCCTTGGCCGATGCGCTCAGGAGAACTCAAAATGCGATCAATGCTGGCAGTGCTGTCGATGTTAGCCCTGAGCGGCTGCGCGATGACGATCCCAATGAGCGCAAATGACGACGCCGTCTGCGCCGTCTGGCGCGACGTCTCTTGGTCCAAAAAGGACACCGATCAAACGATTGCGGAGGTCAAGCAAAACAATGCGCGCCGCGAGGGGTGGTGTCACGGCTCGAAATAAATGGTATAAATCGGGCAACGCGGGGCTCCCATGACCACTGGCCTTACCTACTCCACCTACGTCGATCAGATCTCCACGATGGCCGTCGTGGCGTCCAGCGACGTCGCCTTTCAGGCCATCCTGCCCCAGATGATCACCTACGCCGAAAATCGGATGTACCGTGACATCAACTTCATGTTCACTTCGACGTCCCTGCACGGCGCCAGCTTCGTCCTGACGCCCGGCAACAGGAACCTCAATTTCAACATCAACCTGTCCTCGAACACGGACCCGGCGCAGGGCACATTCGTCGTCAGCGACCAGATCAATCTCCTGACGGACGCCAATGGTGACCCTGCGGCCACGACTGACCCAGACGCCTGCGTCCGCGTCCCGCTCTTGCCGACGACGAAAGAGTTCCTCGACGCCGTCTATGGCTCGTCCTTGAGCGCCAACCGAGGCCAGCCCAAGTATTTCGTGCCCTTCAACGAGACCCTCTTCTTCGTCGGGCCCGTGCCAGATCAGGCCTATCCGGTCGAGGTCGTTGGCACTTATCGTCCGAACTCGCTGGGCTATCTGCCCGCCGTCACCTCGGCGACGACCGGCGGCAATATCACCTTCGCCTCGGCGCACGGCCTGACGTCTGGCCAGACCGTCTGGGTGGCGGGCTTCTCGCCCTCGGGCTGGAATGGCGCGTACCAGATAACTGTGACCGGTTCCACGACCATCACGATCCCGATCACGGCCACGACCGCCACGACGATTGGCACGGTGGCGAATGGAGCCTCGACGACATTCATCAGCCTCTACCTGCCCGACGTCTTCATCATGGCCTCGATGATTTACATCAGCGCCTACCAGCGCAACTTTGGCCGCGCCAATGACGACCCGCAAATGGCCGTGACCTACGAGAGCCAGTATCAGGCCCTCCTGAAGAGCGCCCTCGTCGAGGAGGCCCGCAAACAGTTCGAGTCATCGGGCTGGTCGTCGCAGGGCCCCGCCACAGCCGCCACGCCATCGAGGGGCTAACCCATGCCCCACAGCTCGCTGAAGCTCATTCCCGGCGTCGATCAGAACCGGACCCTCGCCCTCAACGAGGCCGCGATCTCGATCACGAACCTGATCCGGTTCATCCCCGACCGGCAGGGTTTGGGGCTGGTGCAGAAGCTCGGCGGCTGGACCCAATTCTATCCCAGCTCAATTGGCTCAATCGTTCGCTGCCTGCTCGCGTGGGAAGACATCAACGGCAATGCGTGGCTGGCGTCCGGCGCCGAGGCGTCCCTTAGCGTCATCACGCAGGGCGGCCTTCGGACGATTACGCCTCAGACGACCGAGGCGGATGTCGCCGTCGCCGCCTCGACCACTCTCGGCAGTAGCACCGTCACAATCACGGCGTCTGGCAGCAATCTCGACGCCTACGACACGGTGGACATCCAGACGCAGATCAGCGTCGGTGGCCTGATCCTCTTCGGCGTCTACGCCGTCACGCCTGTCAGCACGAGCCAGTTCCAAATTCAGGCCGTTGACGCCCTCGGTGCCCCGGTCTATGCGACGTCAACTTCGACGACCGCGACCATCCCATCGTTCACTTTTGTCAGCGGCGCCTCCACTGTCAACGTGACGCTCGCCAATCACGGGTATCAGGTCGGCGATACGTTCCCGATCCTCGTCTCCACGACTGCCGGGACAATTACCCTCTTCGGCAATTACACAATCTCTGCCCTCGACCCCACGACGCCCGCTAACATCTTCACAATTTCGGCGGCGTCGTCAGCGACCACAACGCCGACTCTGTCGGCGACCGGCGCCGCTGGCGTGGCGACCCTGACCTATTCAACGTCCTACACGATCCCGGTCGGCAGCACGATTGTGGTCGCCAATGTTTTGCCTGCCGTATTTAACGGAACCTTTACGGTCACGGCGTCAGGTGCTGGGACGGTCTCCTATGCCATAGCCGCCGGAACATACGGCCCGCAAACGCAGGCAGGCACGATCTTCGTTCAAGTGGCGTCAGAAAACGGCGGCCTCGCCCAATACGTCTACTACAACGGAATTGGCCCCCTCGCGGCCAATTCGGGCTATGGCGTCGGCGGCTACGGGAGCGGTGGCTTTGGCTCCGGCATCCCGCCCTCATCCGGGACCGGGACGCCCATTAGTGTCGTGGACTGGACGCTCGACAACTGGGGCGAGACCCTCTTGTCGTGTCCCCTGATGATCCCTCCGGGCCAGCCGGTGACGGCAACGGCCTCGGGCGGCGGCATTTATCAGTGGTCGCCCACGACCAACAATCCGGTCGCTACGATCATCCCGACTGCGCCCGTACTCAACAGCGGCATCTTCGTCGCCATGCCTCAGCGGCAAATCATTGCTTGGGGCTCGACCTTCAACGGCATTCAGGACCAGCTCCTCTTGCGCTGGTGCGACGTTGATAATTATGGCGACTGGATCGCGCAGACGACCAATCAGGCCGGGTCCTTCCGCATCCCCAAGGGCTCGCGGATTGTGCAGTGCATCCAAGGCCCGCAACAGGGCCTGATCTGGACCGACCTCGGCGTCTGGGCCATGCAATACGTCGGCCAGCCCTATGTCTACCAATTCAACGAGCTTGGCACTGGCTGCGGCCTCATTGGCCGCAAGGCGGCGACTTCGGTCGGCGGCATCGTCTACTGGATGGGTCAGAGCCAGTTCTTCAGGCTGTCGCCCAACGGCGTCGAGACGGTGAAGTGCCCCGTGTGGGACGTCATTTTCCAAGACCTCGACACGGACAATCTCGACAAGATCCGCGTGGCCGCAAACTCCCAGTTCAACGAGATCGCTTGGTACTACCCGACCAATAGCAATGGCGGCGAGATCAACGCCTATGTGAAGTACAACATCACGCTCGACCAGTGGGACTTTGGCTCGCTGGCCCGTACGGCGTGGATCAATCAGAGCGTTCTTGGGCCGCCCATTGGCGCCGGTACGGACACCAATATCTACCAGCACGAGACCTCGCCCGACGCCAACGGCCAGCCCATCAACGCCAGCTTCGAGACCGGCTACTTCGCTTTGAGCGACGCGGACGTGAAGATGTTTGTCGATCAGGTCTGGCCCGACATGAAGTGGGGCTATTACGGCGGCGCCCAAAACGCCACGGTGAGTCTGACCTTCTACGCCACAGATTACCCCGGCCAGACCCCCACCGCCTATGGGCCCTTCTCATTGACGCAGGCCACGACCTTCGTTACGCCGAGAATGCGCGGGCGCCTTGTGTCGATCAAGGTCGAGAGCGATGACCTCGGCTCGTTCTGGCGCATAGGCAACATCCGCTACCGCGTCCAGCAAGATGGAAAGTACTGATGGCTAGTCTTGATGACATCCTCACTACGCAAAAAAACGGCGTCGTGGCGATCAACGGCCTGAACCGCATCCTTCAGGCCATCTCCGATAATATCGTTACAATTTCTGGATGGTCGGGGCCATCGGAAACATCTGCAACCGTCGCGACCTCACCTGTTTTGGTTATCGCTGGATCTGGCAAAATTTATGGTATTTCTGTTGTTGTTCACTCAGGCTCTTCAACCGCTTCAATTTATGACTCCGCGACAACTGGCGGCATCGCCGCAACCAATCTCCTGTATGTGACACCGTCATCTCCCGCAGGCTTCTATCCATTGGCCCTCACTTACTCCAACGGAATTGTCCTCGTGGGCGGTGCAGCGGGCTTGCAATTCTGCGTCTCATATAGCCCCAACCCATGAGGACGCCATGCCACTGACTAAGGGTTCCTCGCAGGCCACGATCAGCCACAACATCGCCGAGATGGTCCACGCCGGTCACCCGCAGGCGCAGGCCGTCGCTGCGGCCCTCAACACCGCCCGCAACTCCAAGGCGGAGGGTGGCCCCATGCAGAAGCCCAAGGCCACTCCTGCGGCCTCCGGCGTCCACCTCGGCCCCATTCACAGCCCCGTGGCCGGGCGCACCGACCACCTCCCCATGAACGTGCCGTCGGGCGCCTACGTCATCCCCGCCGACATCGTGTCGTCACTGGGCGAGGGCAACACGATGGCGGGCTTCCGGGCCGTCAAACACATGTTCCGTGGCGCCCCCAAGGGCTCATACGCCGAGGGCGGCATCACCGGGGCGCCCGTCGGAGAACCCGTCCCTATTGTCGCCGCCGGTGGAGAATACGTCCTCTCGCCCGACGAAGTGATCTGGGCGGGCGGCGGAGACATTGACGCGGGCCACCGTGCGCTCGACAAGTGGATCACGGACACGCGCAAGGAACTGATCGACACGCTCAAGAAGCTGCCGGGTCCGAAGAAAGACTGAGGGGGATCTCAATGTCTGACGAACTGAAAGTATGGGTCGGTAAACCAGAAGACGTCCACGACATGATGGACTTGGCGATGGCCGCCTGCGACGAGAACGGATTTGTGGAGCCAAACCCCATCCGTCTCCTGCACGAGATCTGGCCCGCCCTGAACCGCGACCGGGGCATTATGGGCATCGTCGGGGTTCCCGGCGAGAAGCCGCAGGGGGCCATCCTTTTGAGGATTGGCAACATCTGGTATAGTGACCAAGACATGCTGGAAGAGCGCGCCGTCTTCATCCACCCGGACTTCAGGGCCGCGAAGGGTGGGCGCGCTAGGAAACTGTGCGAGTTCGCGAAGAAAGTGGCCGATGAGCTTAAAATGCCCCTCACCATTGGCGTCCTGTCCAGTCAGCGAACGGCTGGCAAGGTCCGCATGTATGAGCGCATTTTCGGCCAACCGTCGGGCGCCTACTTCCTCTATGGCGTCCAAACTGGCGAGTGGAAACACGCCGCTGAATAAAGTCGAGGTATAATATGGGCGGCGGCGGCAAGACACAACAGACCACACAGAAGACCGAGATCCCACCGGAGGTCATGGCGCGCTACAACGCCGTCAATGCCCGCGCCGAGACGGTCGCCAATACGCCCTTCCAGCAATACAGCCAGAACCCGAACGCCTTCGTGGCTCCCCTGACGGCCACGCAACAGGCGGGCATCCAGAACGTCAATGCAATGGCCGGGGCCGCGCAGCCCTACTATGGCGCCGCCGCCGCCCTGACAGGCCTCGGCGCGCAGGGCGTCACCCCCGGCAATCTTAACGTCGGTCAATACTACAACCCCTACACGCAGGCCGTCGCCGCGCCGACCCTTCAGGCCCTGCAACAGCAACAGGCCACAGAACGCTCCGGCCTGATGAACCCGCAGTCAATGCGCTCCTATGGCGGCGACCGCTCGGGCATCGTGGCGGCCAATCTGGCCCGCCAACAGGCGCTCGGCACGTCGCAGGCGATGGCCCCGATTTACCAACAGGCCTACAATCAGGCCCTCCAGACGGCCATTCAGCAACAGGGCTTGGGCCTGACGGCGGAGCAGGCCAATCTCCAGCGCCTCATGTCCGCTGGCGCCCAGTTTGGGGCGCTCGGCACGGGCGCTCAGGCGGCGGGCCTCGCCGGTGCGCAGGCCCAATTGGGCGCTGGCGCCACCGAGCAGCAAACCCAACAGGCTGGCTTGCAGGCGCTCTACAACCAGTTCCAACAAGAGCGCGCCTACCCCATTCAGATGGCGCAGATGCTGGCGGGCATCGCCGAGGGCACCGGCCCCATCTCTGGCCAGACGGTCACCGGGACGCAGCCCGCCGGGTTCTTCTCGGACGAGCGCCTCAAGGAAAACGTCCAGCGCGTCGGCGAGACGGACGACGGCCAGCCGATCTACCGCTACAACTACAAGGGCGATCACCGCACCCAGATCGGCCTCTTGGCGCAGGACGTCGAGAAGCACCACCCCGAGGCCGTGGGCCTCGCGGGCGGCTACAAGACCGTGGACTACAAGAAGGCCACCGACGACGCCATTCACAAGGACGACGGTGGCCCCGTGCAGGGCGATCAGGCCATGCCCATTGGCGGAGAGAAGTGGGACATTGCGGGCCCGACCGCCAAGCGCAGCGCGCTGCCCATCGGCCTTCAGGGGCTCGGCGCCGTCCACAAGTTCGCCGGGTCCGAGGGCCTGCCGATCATGGCGCAGGCCTATGACGTCAGCGGCATGATGGCGCCCAAGGCCACGGGCCTGACGCTCGGCGCCCTTGAGGGAATGCGCGCCCAACGCGCCAGTCTGCCCGGCAGCGGCCCCGGAGGCGACCCCGCCTACCGCGACTGGCTGATGAAGGACTTGGACACCAAAATCGCTGCGGCTGGCGGACAGCCCGTGCAAATGGCCAGCGCCGCGCCCAACTTGAGCGCCACTCCCTACACTGAGAGCTTCAGCGCGGGCGGACTGGCCGACGGCGAGCGTCACGGTTTCAACGGCGAGATGGGCAGCTACGTCAATCCGGCCATCGCCTACTATCAACAGATGGCGGCGAAGGGGCTCGCTGGCCCGTATGGTTACGCCATGCAGCCCCGCAGCGGCTCGACTGGTCTGCCCAAGCAAGAAAACATTATGAAGCAACAGCCTTCTGGGCTGGCCCAGACAATCAGCGCGGCTGAAACGGGCTCCAAACTGGCTGGCTTGGGAAAATCGGCGTGGGAAAATCGGCCCGACTTTGCAAAGTCGCAGGCGACCCTTGATCAAGAAAAAACACTCGCGCGGGCGCAAGAGGCTGATCGCCTCCTTAAAATCAAACAGGCCGAAGACGCGGGCCTCCTCTCAAGGGCCGCGCACGGCGGGTTGATCCGTGGCCACTACGATGGCAGCGACGGCAGCTATGTCATGCCCTATGCGGGCGACAAGGACGAAGACCCCTTGGCCAAGGCTGCGGCCACGGATCAACC